ATTTATAATGCGAGTTGGCGTCGGGTTCGGCGTGTTGTGTTAGCGAGGGATGGGTGGCGGTGTCAGATCCGCATTCCGGGGGTTTGTGCGGGGGGTGCGAAAGAGGTTGATCATATCGTCCCGTGGCGGCAGGGCGGGGCTTTGTACGACCCGCAGAACCTTCGGGCGTCGTGCAAACCGTGTAACGGTTCGCGGGCTGACAGGTGGAAACGCCCGGTGAGGCCGTCGAGGGAGTGGTGAATGTTTTGCGACGAATGCGGTTTCGAGGCGCGGACGGGGGCGGCGATAGCCTCACACCGGCGTTGGATGCATAGCGACGGGGACGATTCGCGGGCGGGTCCCGACCGGGTGGCAGTCGGGACGGGGCTGCTCGAGGAAACCGAGGAAATGCTCGCGGGGCTGCGTGGGGATCGCCGCGCGGAGCCGCAGTTTCAAGCGTTTGCACAAGCGGCCAAACAGATCGCTGAGCAGCTAGACCGGGATCCTTCGAAACCTTCTTTGTGGAAAGAATTCCGCGAGCTGGTGAAAGAGCTTACAGAGGATGACGGCGGCGACGGAGGCGTTGACGACCTCCTTGCGGAGCTGCGCGCCCCGGTGGGCGACGCGCAGGAGGATTGACCGGCCGACCTTCGGGCATCGTTTGGCGCGTATAGCGGGGTTGTTGGGGCAGCCGTTGATGCCATGGCAGCGGTATGTCGCCGATGTCGGCTGCGAGCTTTTGGAGGATGGGACGCCGGCGTACCGCGAGATCATGGTGACGGTCCCGCGGCAGTCGGGTAAGACTGCGCTTTTTCTTTCTTGGCAGTTGGACAGGATGCTGTCGTGGGGGTCTCCGCAGCGCAGCGTTTTCACCGCGCAGACGGGTAAGGACGCGCGGGATAAATGGGTTGACGAGATTTTCCCGTTGTTGGATCGTTCTCAGATCGCGCCGCTTATTGAGGCGAAGATTAAGGCGATGGGGAACGAGTCGATCCGGTTTAAGACGGGGTCGTTGATCCGTTTGTTGTCGACTTCGGCGTCGACGGGGCATAGTAAGACGATCGATCAAGCGGTGTTAGACGAAATCTGGCATGACGTTGACGATCGGAGGGAGCAGGGGATCCGGCCGGCGATGATCACGCGTCAGGACGCGCAGTTGTTGGCGTGTTCGACGGCGGGGACGCAGGCCTCAACCGTTTACAACCGGAAGGTCGCGGCGGGCAGGCAGGCGGTCCAGGAAGATCCGGGCCACGGGATGGCGTATTTCGAGTGGTCCGCGCCGGACGATTGGGATCCGGCGGATGACGAGTCTTTTTATAGTTTCCATCCGGCGTTAGGCCACACGATCGGGTTGGATGCGATCCGGGCTGAGCGGAGCGCGATGGAGTCCGCGGAATTCCAACGCGCGTACGGGAATATTTCCCGTTCTGAGGCGGATATGGTGATCCCACAGGCGGCGTGGGAGCGGGCGACGCGGGAGGATGCGGCGCCGTCGGGGCGTGTGCGGTTTGGTTTGGACGTTTCTGAGGACCGTTCCGCGGCCGCTATATTTTTGTTTGATAGCGATGGGGTTGGTGAGCTTATCGAGTTTAAGCAGGGGACGGGTTGGGCGCCGGAACGGTGCAACCAGTTGGTTTCCGATCATGGCGGGGTTGTCGCGGTCGACGCGGGCGGCCCCGCGGCAGTGCTCGCCGACCAGATCGACCAAGCAGTGCTGCTCCAAGGCCGGCAAGTTTTGCAAGCCTGCGCGGCGTTGTACGACGCGGTGGTTGAAAACCGTGTGACGTTGCGCAGCCACCCTGAGCTAAACGCGGCCGTAGAAGGCGCTACGAGGAAAACGGTTGGGGACCAGTGGTGCTGGTCAAGAAAAGCCTCGGCGGCGGATGTTGCGCCGTTGATGGCGGCGACGCTCGCGTACGCTGCGCCGGACAATAAGCCGAGGGGGCCGACGGTATGGTAAGCCGACTCGCCGGCGTCCTCGAGGCCGTCGGCGGACTTCTCATCGTTTCCGCTGCTTTTCTTATTACTGTGCCGGCGGGTTTGGCTGTTTTAGGGTTATTCGTCGCTGCGGCCGGGTGGGCGGCTGACCGATGACCGTCCTCCGCAGGCTGCTCGGCGGCGAGCGGCGCGGCTCCGTCGAAGACCCTTCCGAGCCACTGACAAGTAAAAAGCTTCTCTCCCTGTACGCGGGGGCGGAGACGGAGGCTGGCGAGGAAGTCTCGCCCGAGTCGGCCTACCGGATGACCGCCGTCTACCGCGCGGTTGCCTTGTTGTCGGGGTTGATCTCGGGTTTGCCGCTGCATGCGTACCGCAGGCGGGACGACGGCGGCCGCGAGCGGTTAGACATCGGGCTGATCCGGGACCCGCATCCTGAGCAGACTCCGATGGAGATTTTCGAGTTCGCCGCACAGTCGCTTTTGACATACGGGAACGCGTATTTCATAAAACACCGGAACGCGAATAAGTTTGTTCAGTGGATCGAGCCGATCCACCCGGGGAGGGTGTCGGTCACCGTCGACGAACGTTGGCAACGTTTGCAGAACCCGACGGGGAAGCGGATCGGCGTCCACGAGGGCACGGGGGTGCGTTGGTACGACCCAAGCGAGTACGGCGAAATCATGCATATTCCCGGTCCCTCAAAGGACGGGGTGACCGGGATGTCGCCGATCGCGCAGGCCCGACAGGCGATCGGACTATCCCTCGCGTCCGAGCGGTATGCGGCGAAGATGTTCAGCCGCGGAGCGCTCCCGCAAGGGGTTTTACAGGCCGAAGGCGAGCTGAACCAAGAACAAGCGGAAGCGCTGAAACAATCCTGGGCCTCGAAAACTGCGGGCCCGGAAAACCAGTGGTCGATCCCGGTTTTGGACTCGGGCGCGAAGTATGAGGCGCTTACGCTGCCTCCGGCCGATGCGCAGTACATCGAAATCCGCCGGTTCTCGATCGCCGAAATCGCGCGGCTGTACGGCATCCCGCCGCACCTGCTCGCGGATGTTGAACGGTCGACAAGTTGGGGTTCCGGGATCGAAACGCAGAACATGCAGATGCTGACCTTTACCCTCGATCCGTGGCTGACGAGGATCGAGCAGAGGATTAAAAAGTCGGGTTTGTTGATGGGGACGCAGGCGGACTACGTCCGCTTTTCCCGGGCGGCGTTGCTGCGCGCGGACACTGAAACCCGTTACCTCGCCTACCAGCGGGGCGTTACGCACGGTTGGCTGTCCCAAGACGAGGTGAGGCAGCTCGAGGACATGGACCCGCAGCCAGGCGGAAACGGCGACCGTTACTACCGGCCGGCGAACCTGACGCCAGTCGACGAAGACGACAGCGGGTAAGGAGCCCGTATGGCCGACAAAAGTCTTCCTGGAATTCTCGCGGCAGACATCCCGGAGAATTCCTTAGAGCAGCGGGACTGCCCCGGTGTTACGGCACGCGCGGACGAATTTGCGCACCCGGTGATCAAAGGGTATGGGGCTGTTTCCGGGCAGGAGACGCGGATCAACGGCGCGTTCAGCGAATGGGTTGAGGAAATCGCTCCCGGCGCGTGGAAGTCTTCTATTGATAGCGGCGCGGATGTTCGGAGTATGGTCAACCACCAGCCGTGGCCCGTCCTCGGGCGGACTTCTGCGGGGACGCTGCGGCTGTCCGAAGACGACCAGGGGCTGCGGTACGAAATCGATGTCAACGTGGACGATCCGCAGGCGATGTCGGTACACGCGCAGGTGTCCCGCGGCGAGATCTCCGGCTCTTCAGTGTTTTTCCGCGTCCGAGACCAAGAATTCATCTACCCTGACGAGGAAAACGGATTAGATGTTCCGAAACGGCGGATCCTCGACGGGGACCTATTTGAGACTGGGCCGGTGGCGTTTCCAGCGTACGAGACGACGACGGCACAAACCCGGTCGGCGGCCGCGAACAAAGCTACAAACGCCCTTAAGCGCGCCGATCTTGTGGCTTTTTTAGGCGAGGAAGTACGCGGGATCGTCCGCGACGCTGTCCGGCGCGAATTCGAACGACAATCTCCGTTTCCCACTACCCGCGAGCTTGCGGAGATGGAGACAAGCGACAGGGAAAAGGCCAGAATGGCCGGAAAAATGAATAAAAAAGGAGCAGCGAATGTACGCTGAACCCTTGAAGAGGGCGTACACGGACCGCGCGGACGCGTGGGAACAGATGAAAAAGCTCACCGAGGCCGCCAACGAGGAAGAGCGGAGCCTCACCGGGGAAGAGCAACAAGAATGGGACCGGCTCGAGAACCGGATACAGAAAGATTCGAGCGAAATCGACCGTCTTGAGCGGGAGATGGACCTCGCGGCCGAACTGGATGACGAACCGCGGTCTGACAGGACCGACTATGCGGGTGGCGTCGATTATGTCGACGCGTTCAGGGAATACATGCGGGTCGGCGTTGCCGGGATGGCCCGGGAGAAACGCGACGTACTCGCGAATAACGGCGAATCCCGCGCCCAGGCGATCGGGACCGATTCGGCCGGCGGTTATCTCGTCCCGGAAGGGTTCAGGCAGCAAATCATCGATACGATGCAAGCGTTTGGCGGCGTCCGCGGCCTAGCCGAGATCTACCAGACCAGTACCGGAAATCCGGTTGTCTGGCCAACCGTCGACGATACGGCAAATAAAGGCCAGATCCTCGGTGAGAATACGCAGGTTGCCGAGCAAGACGTGACGTTCGGTCAGGGAACGATCAACGCATTTACGTATTCGTCCAACATGGTCCGGGTTTCGAACCAGTTGTTGCAGGATTCTGCGTTCGCGCTGGATTCTTTTCTTTCCGGCAAGCTCGGCGAGCGGTTGGGGCGTGCGACGGCGGAGCATTACGCCGTCGGCACGGGCTCGGGGGAGCCGCAGGGCCTCGTGACTGGCGCGCCCGTAGGCGTAACCGGTTCTACGACCGATTCGGTTTCCTATGAGGAACTGATCGATACAGAGCATTCCCTCGATCCGGCGTACCGGACGGGTGGCGGGCGTTGGCTGTTCAACGATTCGACGTTGGCTGCGATCAGAAAGCTGACCGATAACGACGGCAGGCCGCTGTGGCAGCCGTCGGTAATCGGCGGTGTCGCCTCAACGTTGAACGGATATCCGTACACAATCGACCAGGACGTTCCGGACCAGGCTTCGGATAACAAATCAATCTTGTTTGGGGATATCCGTCGCGCTTACGTCGTCCGGGATGTTCTTGGGACGCAGTTGATCCGCCTGAACGAGCGGTATGCGGATTTCAACCAGGTCGCGTTCGTCGCGTTTCTGCGGACCGACGCGTTGGTTCAGGACTCGAACGCTGTAACCGCGTTCAAGCAGGCTTTGTAATGAAAATAAAAATGAAGGTCGCCGTCGCCGGCCCCAACCACGCCTACGGGGTCGGCCAGACGGTCGACGCGCCGGACGACCGCGCAGAACGGCTTGTCGAGGCCGGTCAGGCCGAACCAGCCGAGCCGAAGAAACGCGGCCGACCGCCCAAAGGGGAGACGGCCGATGCCCCGCCCGAAGGCGAGAGCCGGTAGGTGAGCATCGTCGACGCCGCCGAACTGAGGAATTGGGTCGGCGGCGCGGCCACCGTCGGAAACGACGATGCCCTTACCGCATCGCTTTCAGCGGCCGAGGACGCCGTCCGGGCGTACTGCGGCCGCAGTTTCGAGAAACAAACGACCGCAACTGCCCGGCAATTCCCCGTTTTCGGCAGTACTGCGTGGGTTGATGACATTTACGACGCTTCCGGTATCACCGTTGAAACACGCGTGAGCGGCGGGACTTATGAAACGACCGACGCGTACGAGTTGCAGCCGATCAATGCGCGGATGCACGGGCGGCCGTGGGTCTATACCCACATCGTTTTAGAGGAGCCAGCGGACCGGGTTCGTGTAACTGCTTTATGGGGTTGGGACTCGATACCCGAGCCCGTCCAGCAAGCAACGAAAATCCGTGCACACCGGCTTTACCGCAGGAAAGATTCCCCCGAGGGGGTTGCCGGGTTTGATGAATTTGGCGCTGTCAGGCTGTCTGGCCGTGAAGACCCGGATTTCATCCGCTTGTTAGGCCCGTATCGGCGGGGGACGCCGGTGACCGTCGCATGAATTCGCTTTCCGACGTTCGGGACGCTTTTACGGAAGCGCTGTCGAACATCGACGTGCATCCGTATACATATCCGCCTTCGCAGATCGACCCGCCATCTGCCGTGCCGTTTTACCGGTCGTGCAGCTTCCACCAAACTTTCGGTGAGGGGTTTGGGCGGATGTTGTGGTCGGTTCGGATTTCCACGACAGCGAGCGAATCGTCGACAGCGTTCGCCGAGCTTGAACGCCTTATTGTCGACGCGCGCGACGCGATCGACGGAAACAAGCAAGCCTTTTCCAGCCGCGGCTTGTCTGCGAAGACTGAGGAAGCCGAACCGGTCGAACGGTCGGAATATGCGACTGTCAACTATTTTACGGCTACGCTGCTTGTGGAGGTAATCCCCTCGTGAAGCGCTATCTAGTGCGAAAACCGGTTACGTATACCTACGACCGTGTGGAGCGGCGCGCCGAGCCGGGCGACGTGGTCGATCCGGCGCCGAAGCTGCGGCAAGCCGAGCCTTGGTTGCTGCGCCAGGATGCCGTCGAGGTCATTGACGAAGAAAAACAGGAGGGAGGCTAAATGGCGGCTCAACACGGGAAAGACGCCGCCGTGGCCGTAGGCGGAAACGAACTCACAAGATACTTTAATAGTTTTACGGCTGATTCGTCTCGTAATTCGCAACAAACAACCACGTTTCAGCCGCCGGGCGATACGCACGAGTACGTCGCAGGTATCCGTGACGCGACGTTATCGCTGTCGGGGATGTTTACCTCGGACGGCGGGTCGTCCGGGTCGGTCGACCAAGTCCTGCACGCAGCGATCCAGGGGGACGCGGACGGAAGGAAGGTCGCGGCCGCACCCGCCAAGTTCGCCGCGGGCTCGGAGGTCCGCTTCGGCGAGGCGTACGAAACCAGTTACAGCGTCACAACGCCCACCGACGGCGTTATCGAATGCTCCGCCGAGTGGCAGTTCGACGGCGGACCGCGGCGCGGCCTCGCGCTGGTCGACCTTGCCGAGCGCACGTCCGACGGTAATGGGCCGTCGCAGGACCTTGGCGCCGGGTCCGGCGACGTTACCGCGCAGATCCATGTCGTTTCCGCGGGCGGGACTAGCCCGACGGTCGACGCGGTCGTCCAACACTCCGCAGACGACTCGACATGGGTTGACCTGTTAACGCTTCCGCAAGTTGCGGGGCAGGGCGCTGCGAACGCGGAAGTGCGCGGCCAGTCCGTCGAGCGGTATGTCCGCGCGACATGGACTTTGGGCGGGACGAGCCCGCAGGTGAAATTCGTCGTCTGCTACCGCCGGCACAATCAGTCGTAAAACCGAGAACTAAGGAGTAAAAGAATGGCTGGTCAGCATGGGAAAGACGCGGTCTTCAAGATCGCCCAAGCCGGGAATTCGCTAACCGATGTCTCGCGCGCGACAACGTCTGTCACGTTGGACCGGAGCCGCGCCACGACCGACGTGACGACGTTCCAGCCGCCCGGGAATTCGACCGAGTACATAGGTGGGCTGCGCGACGGTTCGATGTCCGCAAACGGTTATATCGACGGTTCGACCAACATCGACCAGATCCTCTCTGATATCGACTCGTCTAGCGATGGTCTCGCGGACTTCGAGCACGGCCCCGAAGGGTCGGCGTCCGGGAACGTTAAATACACCGGACAGGCGATCCTGACGAGCTATTCCACACCAGCGAACGTCGACGGCGCGCTCGAATGGTCTGCAGAATTTCAAATCACCGGCCAGATTACCCGCTCGACCTACTAGACAACGATGGCAACGGTCGCGGTCGGAGGTGTAAAAAACCTCCGAAAACATTTAGACAGCGTCGAGGAACGGTCTGGGAAAGAGGTCAACGAGGCGTTGCGGGACAAGGTCGCGGAACCGGTTGCGCGGCGCGTCCGATCGCAAGTCCCTCGGTCGAATATCACGCGTCGCGGCGGCCGTAAAAAACACCACTGGCAGGACAAGATCAAAGCTGGAGGGAACGCCCAAGGCGCGTACGTCCGGTGGTATGCGGAGAAAAGCGTCCCGTACGCCCCGTGGATCGAGTTCGGCGGGACAATCGAACAGCCTGCCCGCGGCGTTTCGCTTACACGCAGACATGTAAAAGAAGGCCGCTACGTCTTCCCCGAAGTAAAGCGGTCCGCTGACCAAGCCGCCCGGACCGCGGAGCGGGTTCTAAACGGTTTGATCGACTAAAGGAAGCAAAATGGCGTCCAAGAATGAGATTCTGCAGCGGGTCCGGCAAGGCCGGCAGCGGAAAGAGCCGATCTCGGTCGAAGCGCTCGGCGGGGAAACCGTCGAAGCGTCACCGCTTACAGCCGACCAGCTAACAGAGATACAAAAGCTCGAGTCCGAGGGGCAGAAAACCGTCGTCGACGCCTCACAGTCGGACAGTAGCGGGCAGATGAACGTCGATATGCCGAAGACGACGGAAGGGCGGTACCGCGCCGGCATCCTCGCTGTCCGCTACGGCTGCGGGTGGGCCGAGGACGAAGTCCGCGAGCTCCCGAAAGACGCGATCATCGAATTATCGGACAAAATTCAAGAACTAGACGCGTTCGAGGATAAAGAAGTCAAGAAAAGTGGCTCTGAGTGACGCCGGTCAAGGGATGCTGATTATGCATCTTATGGGGGTACCGCTGGTCGGCTACCAGGCCGAGTTGACGGCGTTGCAGCGCTGCTTCGTCGAAAACGGCTTACCGCGCGCGTACCAAAAGGTCCACGGTGGCGGCCAGTGACCAGCTAAAAGTCCGGATCGTCGGCGACGCCGACAGCCTCCGGAAAGAACTGCAAAACTCGCAGCAGCGGGTCGGTAAATTCGCATCCAAGACCGAGACTGCGTCGAAAAAGACGAAGAAGTTCGGCCGTTCGCAGAAAAAGGCCGCCGACCAGTCGAAATCGATGGGAAAAGCCACGGGCGTTGCTGCGGCGGGCGCGCTCGGGAAAGCCGCGGGTGCGGCCGGGGCGGCGGCCGCGGCTATCGGCGGGCTCGCGAAGAAAACCGCCGAACACGCCGACCGGAGCATGAAAACCGCTCGGCAAGTCGGCGTGGAAGTTGAAACCTATCAAGAACTCGAATTCGCGCTCGGCCAATACGGGCTGACGCAGAAAGAAACCGAAAAGACGATGACGAAGTTCATCCGTCGGATCGGCGAGGCGAAATCAGGGAACAAACAGTATAAAGAAGCGGTCGACAAGCTCGGCGTTTCCCTGAAAAACCAGCAGGGCGAGATGCGCTCGCAAAGCGAACTTTTTAACTCCAGTATAAAACGTTTGGGGGAGATGGAAAACGCGCAGGAACGCGCAGCCGTCGCCGCCGACCTATTTGGTCAGAAGGCGGGGCCGAAGCTCGCGTCCGCGATCGAGGGCGGCGCCGACGGTATCAAAGAACTCCGCAGCCGCGCGCAGGAACTCGGCATCGTCGTCGGCGAGGAAACCGCAAAACAGGCTGAGAGTTTCAACGACTCGCTGGACACGCTGAAAAAATCGGGGTTAGGGCTCGTTCGGACGCTCGGGTCCGACTTGATCCCGGTTTTCAATGAGATGCTGAAGATCGTAAAATCGGTTGTTATCCCGGCGGTGAAAACCCTCGCGGACGTGCTCGGCCCGGTGGTCCAAGCTGCGGCGAAAGGCCTCAAAAACGTCGTCGACGGCATCATCTCGGGGTTGCAATCGTTCGCGGATACGGTCAAAAGCGCGTACAACTCGATAGCGGAGTACAACCCGCTGGACGCGTTGAAATCGGGCTTTTCCGGGGGCGGGCTCCATGAGGACATGACCGCGCTCGACCGGGTGCTCGCTGGACTCGGCAAAACCGTCAAAGAGGTTTCCGACGCGTTCCGTTCGGGTGGGCTTGGTGAGGCGCTTTCGACGCTCGGGGACCGGTTTGCAGAACTGTGGCCGGACGTAAAAGACGCGCTCCAAACGATTCTGGAAAAGGCCGGGAACTGGATCGCGGATAATGCCTCCACTATCGCGAAACGGGTGGGGGAGTGGGGTAAGAAGTTTGTCGAGTGGATCGAGGAATACTTACCGGACATTCTCCGCGAGCTCGGGAACCTGCTTGATGAAGTAACGACCTGGATGAGGGAAACCGGCCTCCCAACGCTGAGCAAAAAGCTCGAGGAATGGGCTGACGCGTTTGTGGATTGGATCGGCCCGAAAATACCGCCAATGCTCCGTAAGCTTGGGGATCTGCTCGAGGAAGTTGCCGACTGGATAGCAAACGAAGGTCTTCCGAAGCTGGTAGACAAGCTCGGGAAATGGGCGGAAGCTTTTGTCGAGTGGGTCGGCCCGAAGATCCCGCCACTTATCGAAGAGCTTTGGAATCTTCTGGACCAGGTGATGACGTGGGCGACCGAAACAGGCTTGCCCAAGTTGACAGAGAAGCTTGATGAGTGGGCGAGCGCGTTCGTGGACTGGATCGCGCCGCAGATCCCCAAAATGCTGAAAAAGTTCCGCCTTTTACTCGGGGAAATACTTACGTGGATGGTCACGACCGCGCTGCCCGAGATGGTCAAGAAGATTGTCAAATGGCGGGTCGCGTTCGTGAAATGGATTCTTACGGACGCGCTTCCCATGATCCTAAAGAATCTCGGGAAGCTGTTGGCCGCGATCCTCAAATGGCTTGTTACCGACGCGCTCCCGGCCTTAGACCGTCAGCTCAAGAAGTGGCAGGACGCGTTTATCGCCTGGGTCGGCGACGTGATCTCCAAAATTCCGGGTGCACTGGCTGATCTGCTAAGCACTATCGGAGGTTGGGTCGTCGATGACGCCCTACCGACGATAAAAGACAAACTCGGCGAGTGGGTGAGTGCGTTTGTTGACTGGGTCAAAGACGCGATCGAATCTTTGCCTGAAAAACTGGAGGAACTCGCCCAGCTAATCATCGATTGGGCGAAAGAACTCCCCGGCAAAATTACGAACGCGCTCGGCGACCTCGGCGGCAGCATCGCAGACGCAGCAGGCTCAGGGCTGAAACGCGCCGGATCTTGGGCGAATCCGTTTGGGGACGGCCCAGGGGTTCAGGGCGCGCCGGTCGGAGGGTCGGCGCGGCAGATCGCAGAGGACGCCATGGCAGCGGTCCCAGGGAAGCAGTACATCACTTCCGGGTACCGGACGCCGCAGAAAAACGCGTTAGTCGGTGGATCGCCGACTTCGTACCACTTAGATGAGCAAAACCCGGCGGTCGATATCGGCGGCGAAAACCTGTCTATGGTGTTCAGCTATTTAGCGCGAGCGCCGAGGAAGCTGCGCGAGCTGCTAGGGCCGCCGAACGCGGCGGACCACCAAGACCATGTCCACGTCGCCCACCGCGGTGGCCGGGTTTCGTCGGGCTGGCCGCGGCAGCCTGGCGACCGCGCGGACGAGCGCACCGCGCGGCTGCAAGTCGGAGAAACCGTTATCCCAAGGATGCATTCGGGCGGGACGGTCGGCGGCGCCGACAGCCTCCGCGCCGCGATCGAGCGGCTGTCGCGGAGCATCGACATGATCGCTGAAGACGAGCCCGAGTCCTCCAAACGCGAGCAAGCGCTGAAAAGCCTCCGGGCAAAGCGGGAGCTCCGCCGCGAACAGTTGCAGAATTACAAAGAAATGCGGTTCGAGGCAATGTCCCCGTCCGAGCAGATCGCGGATCTGAACCGGCGGATCGAGGCCGAGAAAGAGTACACAGACGAGTGGCGGGATCTGGTCGAACGCCGCGACCGAATTCGCAAACAGCAGCGCAAAGCGCGCCGACAGGAGGCGGAGGAACACCGTAAGGCGCTGCAGTCGATGGCCGAAGCTGAATCGAAATACCGGAAAAAGATGGCCTCTGCCGCTGAGAAGTATTCGGAGAAGATTTCCGATATCAACGCCGGCCTCTCGCAGCAAATCGCCGAGGCTGTCGAATCGCGCAAAGACGCACTACGGCAAGACCCGTGGTCGTCTCCCGCAGGCGAGGTGTCTGCGGGCAAACGGTTCGGCGGCAGCGGATTTAGCGCTACCGGCGCGGCAGGCGGGCTCGCTGCGAACCTGCGGCGGCAGGCAAAACAGATATCGAACTGGCAAGAAAGCCTTTCACAACTTCAGGAACGCGGTTTCGGCCGGGACGACCTTCAGACTTTGGGGCTGACTCAAGGGCCCGGCCAGGCCAAACGTGCCCGGAGTCTGCTTTCGTCCTCGTCCGACCAGCTCGCCGCGTTACGCGTCGCGCTCGACAGTCGTAGCGACGCGATTTCCGAGGCGGTCGGGCGCGAGCGCGGTGCCCAAGGGTCGGCGCTGTCATCGCAGATCGACGATGCGCGTCGGGAGGCGGCTGCGCAGCGGGCGCAGGCGAAGCGGGCGCGTCGGCAGGCCGAACGCGGCGCTGCCCGCAGGCGCGTCGAAAGCGCGTTCTCAAACGTCGGCGTCCATCCGTCGCTGCATCGCAACGGGACCGTCGTTGATCCGGAGCGACGGCTGTCGCGTTTGACTGAAAGCGTCGTCCAGGGTGACCGGACGATTGCCGACATCCGCGAGTCGCTGGAAGGAATTCGCGAGGCTGTCGAGGCAGACAAGATTACAAACGTCGAGCTCGACGGGGACGTTGTCGCGTCGTCTGTCTCGAGTCGGCAGGCTTCGTCGCTCCGGACCGGGGCCAGGAGCGGGTAGATGTCAGTTAGCTACGTCGGATACGACAAGAAAGGGCAAATCAATATAAATTATACACCAACGTCCTACACGTTTTCAAACGTCCCTGGGTCGGGTGAGGATTTAATGATTGCCCATGTTTACAGTAGGAATGCCTACGCCGTCGAGGCCGACGGATGGCAGAAAAACGCAGAGGCGAGTAACAGTATTGACCGTTACATACAAACCCTTTCTCAGTTCCGCGGCTCGTCCGATCCTGTCATCACTTGGCATAAGGTGAATGAGTCCGACGGCGCGCACGGGTGGGCCGTAATTTCTGTATGGTCGGGCAATACCGATGACACGTACGCTGGTGTCGCAGAAGCGTCGATATCATCTGGGACGCTCACCGCCCCATCGGTTGATGTGTTCGTCGACGGCGCTGAAGTCGTTTATTTCTGGATCGGTGACCCAAATGCGGGTGACCTTGCGCCATCCTCGCAGACGCTGCGCGAACGACTGCAGTTCTATCTCGCTACCTCTAACGAACATACCGTCGAATTGGCGTCGGTCTATCGCTCGAATCGCGGGGAAACCGGTACCGCTGTATCGGCGACAAACTACGACGACGGGTTTGCGTCGACAACAGCGGTACGTCCCGCGAACAGGGCGCCGTATAAACCAGTTGTGTCGAAACCTGCGGCCGGAGGGATTGTTGACGCGTCCGACGGGATCGATGTTTCGTGGGACCATTCCGACCCGGACGCGGATAAACAGGATAGCTGGGCGTTACGGGTGAAAACGTCTTCGGCGAGTTCGTACGACTATTACGACGCCGCGAACGATGCGTTGTCTTCATCCGAAGTGAGAAACAGCGGCAACACAGAAGCTACCACCCTGTCGGGCGGGCTTCTCAATAACGCGGAAACCTACGACTTGGGTATCCGGACGTGGGACGCTGACGATTTGCAGTCTTCGTATTCGGATACGCAGACGTTCGACACGTCAACGAAGCCGACGCTCAGCCTGAACGAACCTGCGTCAACGATTACTGATACGAATACGCCGACGGTGAAATGGGTTTATTCCGACACCGAGGGCGACGCGCAAGCGCACTACCAAGCCGAGATTTACCGCGCTGAAGACGTTCCTTCTGGCGCAGCCGAGCCTCCAGACGCAAGTGCGGTATGGGCTACGGGCGTTATTGACTCGTCTGCGACCGAGGTCACCGTCGGCGAACCGCTCGACAACCGCGACTACACCGTTTTCGCCCGCGTCGCCCAAGACGGCCCACTGTGGTCGAAATGGCAGTCGCTCGATTTCACGGTCGATGTTGCGCCGCCGTCGCCGCCCGCGACGGCCCCCGTTAGCTGGGATCCGGACACTGCGGCTATATCGCTCGTTGTCTCGGCGCGGCTTAATCTTGTGCCGGAGCCGTACGACGCCTACGAAGACGGCGTTGGGGCGCTTACGGCAGGCTCCGGGGTGGCGAGCGTTTCGCATGAGACGAAACACCCGGTCAGCCGTCTCGGAAGCTTGAAAATAGAGGCTTCATAGTGGAACAAGACCTGCACGACGAACGCGTCGCGATCGAATTCGGACGGCGCTACCAGGTGTACGCCGTTTCCCGCCATTCTGGGAAACCGCGCGATGCTCGTCTTGTCGCGCGCACGTACGACGACAGCGGGACTTTGGTTTCTACGGAATACGGCGATTATGTAACGCAGAAAAGCCGGCAGGCGTCGGGCCCGCCGTCAGGCAGGCGCGGGCTGCATGTAACCGATGACGAACTGTCGCTGTGGCGGACCCGGAAAAACAACGGCCCATACAAGACGGCAGGGGATTCGTCGCAGCCGAATTCTCCAGGCGACTGGGACCGGATCGTTTCCCGTAAAGACGCTTTTATGTCCGACCCGCAAGCCCGTGTGTGGTCGGGGCCGGACGCTGCTGATCTGCCTTGGCAGAAAAACGATTCGACGTATTCGCTCCCGGACGCGAAGGATCTCGGGGCGACCGAGACGATGTGCGCCGGGTTTTACGCGATGGTCGCCCAAGACCAGAATGTCGCGCAAGCGGTTCACGACGCGGTGGTATCACAAGCAAACGAACCGAACATCGACTTCCGCAACGAATCGTATTTCCCCGCAGGTGAGATTTACGACGGCAAACCCGGGTTTACCTACGCGCACTGGGTCGTCCGGTTTTTATACGCGATGGACTATACGAAGATCGAATACCCGAGTATCTGGTCGTCCTCGGAAGTCGACAACGTAACCGCGTGGGCGAAAGCGCTCGCGGAGACGCAAAAATCCGACATGTCAGAAAACATCGGCGATTCCATGCCGACCGGCGACGACCGGGTTGTGTGGATGTATGGCGACGGGACTGAACGGCGCGCGGAGTCCGGGAGTCGGTATTTGAACAACCGTCGGGCGTCGATGGCCCGTCTTGTCGGCGTTGTGGGCGTCTTAGATGACGATTCTGCGTTGAAAGATTGGATGGTTGACTACGTCGACGTTCACTTGCGCGTCGGGGTAGCGCGGGAAGGGAACGTCGGAGACGCGCATCGTTGGGTGGAAAGGCTTCCGGACCGCTCTCTCGCCTACGCCGGCTCAACCGTTGGGCATTTGTGGGAGGCTGCCGACGTGTTTGCGCGGTTTGGGGACAGTCGGCTTGTCGACGCGGCGGCGACCGACGGGCTCGAGGGGGCGACGACGGGTGATACGTCGGGCGCGCCGCCCGAGTCGGGCTTTGACGCGAAAACGCTTCGGTTCGCCGCGCACGACCTCGCGTGGTATGCGGACGACACGCGGCAGCGTTATGCGACCGACCAGCAGGTGCGCGCGGGGGACGAGGATTACCGGTTGGATTTTCGAGACCCGCGCGACGGGTCCGAATGGAAATCGATCCGCGATATCCATCCGGCGACGGTTGCGTATTTACACCACGGCGACAGTTACCTTGATAGTCATGTTGACGGGCGGGATCTGCGTTCGGACGCAGGCTCGTCCGCGTGGACCGAGTACGAGGGGAGTGCGGGTACGGCTCCTGGGACGCTTTTCATGTTCGACCACAGTTTGTCGGTGACCTGACATGGCGACCTGGTACGACAACTTCGAGGACGACTCGACAGGTTTCCCTCCGTCGGGCTATACCGAACGTCTCGATGACGGCGGCGGCTGGGAAGTAAGAACGATAAACAGCGAAAACCAGCTTGTGTTCGACCGTGCCACTTCGGACGCGACCGCGCTCACGCTCGACGACGCGGGGGAGCCGGCCGACCAGGAAGTGGTTGCAAAGGCTTATCGGCCGGTTGATTCCAATACAAAACAGGGCCCCCACCTTTTCCTCCGAATTCAGAGCGGGGAAACGTCGGGGTATTTCGTCCGCTGGGAGCACACAGACGAGTTCAAACTCGTCCGGCTGTGCGAAACCTGTTCAGACACATATAAAACTCTTGATTACGCCGACCCGGGGCTAACCTCCGGCGAATACTGGTGGATGCGGTTCCAGATCCGCAGCGACACCCTCAAAGCCCGAGCGTGGAAAGACGGCAACTCCGAACCGTCGACATGGCAAATGTCGGCCTCGGACACGACGTTTTCGTCAGGCTATGTCGGGGTCGGCGTTCGAAATCCTTCTGACCTTGTAAACCGTTTTGCGGTCGCTGGGTTTGCGACCGGGTCCGATACAGCGCCGACGGAACCTCCGGCCCCGTCCGACCAAGCGAAAAACGTTACCGCGAGCGCGCAGAATTACGATGAGATTTACGTCGATTGGGACAGCGTCCTTTATGCTGACTGGTATGACGTTGACCGGTCAACCGACGGCGGTTCGACGTGGAACCGCGCCGCAAGCAATGTCAGCGGGACCAGCTACACGGACACGGGGCTTACTGCCGACACTGAATACACCTACCGGGTCCGGGGCGCGAACAGCAACGGTGATGGTCCGTGGTCGGACACCGCATCGACGACGACAGCGAAACTTCCACCGCCGACCGAGCACGTCCATATGTTTGACGCGCCCGCGACGGCCACCTCGGCGATGCTATCGATCGAAATTGACTCGCCGGCTTCGGGCGAAACCCATTTCGTCGACGATGTTCTCATAACAGAAATCTCGCCGGGAGAGACCGCGGAATGGTCGCCAGGTGGGCTGACCGAGTCTGCAACCGTTGATATCGAGCGGCGTTATCGGCAGGCGAACGGCGCGTACAGCGACCCGGTTCGGATTATCGGCGGTGGCGACTACGACGCGGCCGGGTTTTACGAGTGGACCGACCGGTTCGCGCCGCTAAATACGGTTGCAGAGTTCCGCTCGCGCACGACCGCCGATGTCGGCGGAGACGTGTTCATGACCTCGCAGTGGGAGGCATGGCAACAAGTCGAAACCCCGACCGGCGACGCGTGGTTGAAACATCCAAAAGACGCCGGGCGGGATATGAAAATCCAAGTCCGCGACTGGAAGGAACTCACCCGCCCAGCGAAAACCTCAACTGTGTACCCGTTGGGCTATCCGACTGCGGTAACGCGGACGCAAGGTTTTTACGGCGTTGAAGCCGATCTGACGTTGATGACGGTCGATCAGCCGCAGCGCCGCGAGCTCGCAAAACTGCTTTCCTCCGGCGATGTTTTGCTATTACAAACGCCCGGTTCGTCGGGCGATTTCCCGGGCGACCAGTGGTGGGTCGCCGTCGCGGGCGACATAACTGAGGCCGCGGTCGTCCAGTTTTGGGAACGCCACCGGTTTGTAACCGTTCGCGTCGTCGAACAGGCATCGCCGGTATGACCCAAGTCGACGTACGGGTTGAGCTGTATCGGCAGGGGGAGCGGCGGGGGACGTTGACCGGCGCGGGCGGCGGTGTCGGCGCGGTCGTAAGCGGCCAAGTCACCGTCGACGAAGACGCTGCCAGTCGTCGGACGCTCGAGATGACGGTGGACACGCGCAGGCTGCCGTCCGGCTACCGCGAAACGCTTGCACCGCCGACCGAGGCGGAGGTTTTTGTTTCCGATCCGGGGAGCGATTGGATCCGGCTCGGCATGTTCGGCTTGTCCCGTCCGGAGACGACGCGCGGGCCCGGACCGGTCGAACTGACACTCGAGGGATACGACCGGAGCCGCAGGATTTCGAACACGCCGTGGCCGGAGACGTACACGGTTTCAGGCGGGTCCGACTGCGACAGCGTTATCCGCGCCGGCCTCGAGGACCGCGACCCGGCCGCGGAACTCATCGTCGCCGAGCCGTCGGACGCGACGACGACCGCGCGGCGGTGGGGGCCGCCGTCCGACAGCGATCCCGACCCGTGGCGGGACTTGTCCGAGGTCGCGGAATCCTATGGGCGGGAGCTTTTCGTCGATCCGCGCGGCCGCTACGTCTTACGCCCCGTCCCGGATCCGAACGACGCGCAGGCGACTTTTGGGCTGACTGTCGGGGACGGACGGCTTATCGAGACTGCGCAGCAGCTCGACGAGACACCCGGGTATAACGCTGTGACGGTTCGCGCGGAAGGCGGCCATCTCGCAACCGTTCTCACCAAAACGGTAGAGGATGACGACCCTACGTCGCCGACGTACGTCGGAACGCCGATCTCGGACGGGGGGTGGGGTAAGCGCGTGAAAATGATCCCAGACCAGCTCGCAAAATCGCAAAGCCAAGTCGACGATCGGGCTGAGGCGGAATTTCGAAAGCTGTCCGGTCTGACCCGGACTGTCTCTGCAACGGTCGTCCGAGATGCATCCCGCGACGCCGGAGAGGTCGGGACGCTCACCGACCCGCAGGCAGGCATCGAGGTCCGCGGCGCCGTCCGGTCGCTGCAGATTCCGCTCGGCCCGGAACCGATGTCAGTCGACTTAAGGACGCGGCGTTGAGCGGCTATCTCGCCGGCGTCATGGAAATGGTCGACCGGCGGATCATGCGCGCCCGCCGCCGCGACCCGCGGCGCGTCGAAAACGTTCCCATGCTTGTGGTGAATTCTTACTCGGGTTCGGCCGACTTGGCGGACGAGGCCGGAGGCGACGTAACCGCTCCCGGCGTTGACGTGGTCGCTGGCCAAACCCCGAATGTAGACGAGTGGGTTCTCGTTTTACATACCGGAGGGCAACCAGACATGGTCCTCATCTGAAAACGAGTGCAAGGAGGAACAATGGACCGGCATCCGCTGCGGCGCTACTCCGTCCTGGCTGGCGTCGTCGGCCTAGCCGTCGCCGTCGCCGTCCAACTCGGTATACCTGAAAGCGAGGCAGGGGAGTGGCAGAAGCTTGCGTTGCAAGCGCTTGACATCGCCGTTGTTGCGGGGATCATCACCCGCGGTGGGGAGGAAAAGGCGACGCCGCTCGCCGACCCGCGGGACGATGCCGGTCGGCCGCTGAGGCCGAGAGACGCTGGCTCCGCGCAGGCCGATCCGACGCCAGGTGGGGACGGGCGGAAGGCGGGGTAATGGGCCTCAACATCATCCCCCGCGCAGAGTGGGGTGCCCGGGCTCCTCGCGACAGCCGCCCGATGCCGCTGCCCGCGCAGCGAGTCTGGCAGCATCACACCGGCGCGGACGAGCCCGATGGCCCTCCCGGGGTCCGCCGAGTACAAGACTTCCATCTCGATGTCCGCAAGTGGGATGACGGCGCTTACAGCTTCGTCGTTGACCGGCAGGGACGGGTTTTTGAGATGCGTGGCGCCGGCGTCGAGGGCGCCCACACGAAGGGCGATAACGACCAGTCGCACGGGATCTGCGCGCTGGGCGACTACCGCGAGGACCGGCCGACCGAGGCGATGCTGACCGCGATCTCCGACCTGCTCGCTTACGGCTACCGGCAGGGCTGGTGGCCGGAGCCTGCGCTGACCGGCGGCCACCAGGACGCGCCCGGTGCGACAACGTCATGTCCCGGTCCGTATCTGATGGGCGAGATCCCGATGATCAATGAGGCCGCCCGCAAGGCGGCCCGCGATTCTCAGGAGGGTGATATGGCGATTGGCTACTGCGAACACGGCGACGAAAACTGGAACGTCGGCGTTGTGCAAAGAAAAATACAAGACATTGATGCGGACGCGCTCCCGGACTACGGCGCCGACGAAATCTACGGCGACGAACTCGCCTCAGAACTCGTCCGCATCCTGGCCGAACACGCCGGCTGGGGGACCGATTGGGACGGTAAACGTTTCACGACGAACGCCGCGGCCGCGCTCGACGGAGCCCACGCCCGCGCCTGGTCAGACGCATAAAACTGTTATGGATATCCTGCCGCTCGTCTCCGCGGCGGCAGCCGTAATCGCTGGCCTCGGGACGCTGCTATCCGGCATCGGCAGGTGGCGGACCACCAACAAAGAACGGCCCAAAGACGGCGACTCGTTTGCCTATCAAACGAAATCTGCCGTGACTACGATCAATGAAACGCTTGCGGCGACCGCGGCGGACCGGGACCATTGGCGCGAGCGCGCCCTCGAAGCGGAAAGGAAATTGGATGAAAGCGGCAGCGATGAGTGACAATGAGGCTTTTCGCCGTCAAGCTGACGTTCGTTCCCTCGATGCGGCCAAGCATCAACTTGCCGCGCCCACGCCAAAATGGCAAACCTTGGCCGCATGGATTACGAAGGGAGCGGTTGCGGTTGCGGCCGCAGCGGCCGTCGCCGGACTCTGGTCGGGCCTCCATCGCGCGAACGAGCAGATCGAAGCGTTGCTGCAGTCAAACCGGGCTTTGCGCGGCCAAGTTGGGACGTTAGAGGCCCAAGTACGGGATCTCGGTGGCGAGCCGAACATCGACGCGAGGCCGCCCCGTGGCCGCTGAACCGGATACAGCCGTTGGGCGGCTGACAGTCGAACGTCTCGCACGCTGGAAACGGTATTTAGACGAGTTTTACCCGAATGATTATTCGGGTCCGCGTGCGTTGATCGGCGAAGTCGGCTGCCCGAACACCGACCAACGGTGGTTGGACGTTCTGAAAGAGGTTTACGAGTGGGCGACCGACGAATGGGTGGAAGTCGCCTATTGGGCGACGGGTAGTAAATGGGGTGATTACCAGCTCGCGCCGTTCGAGGTTTCCAACGGCCGCATTACAGGTGTAACCGCCCAAGGCCAGGTTTTCCTAAAACATGCCAATTCGGGGAAGCGCGGCGTAAACGTTTCCGGGCTGGAGTGGGGCGGCTACCCGCGGGTACCCCACCACGATTTCCTCGGCGACCTTTCCGACTACGGCGTGACGTTTATCCGCTTGCCTGTTTCTTGGGAGCGGATAAACCGGGAAGCGCAGTTAGAAACGGTCGAACGGCTGCTTGTCTCCGCAGAGACGGTCGGCCTCGGCGTGATCGTCGACGTGCATAACTATGCGCGGTACGACGATGTTCCGATCGAAACACGCGGCCAGACGACCATCTTGGGGCTCGCGCGGACATGGTCAAAAATTGCCCGGCGGCTGTCCGGGTACGACGCGGTAAAAGGCTACGGCTTGATGAACGAGCCGTTCGACCTAAACGCCGCGTACACGCTGCAAGGGCCGCTGTTATGGGAAGAGGCCGCGCGGCACTGTTTGACGGCGATCCGGTTGGCCGATCGGCTAACGCCGGTTTACCTCGCGCCGGTCGCGTGGGGGGCCGTCGATTCTTTCGAGCAGTACCACGGCGGCACGGCGATTTTGGACGACCCGCATGTCATCCCGGAAGGGCATTTGTATTTCGATGCGGATCGTACGGGCGGGTATCGGCAGACGTTCGATGAGGTCGAGGCCCGGGCGCGCGAGCGCGGCTACTAACCAGACGCAGTAAGCGTTTCCCCCGGCCGCGAGGCCGACGGCCGGGGGCGTAACGCAAAGCGAGGCACCGCAACGCATGCAGGCCGGTTGGGGGCCCCCGTCCGTGGGGGTCGGACGAGGGCTGAACCGGAAGGATCAACCATGCAATGGTCAACCCGCTTTCCCGCCAGAGGAAAGGAACACCCTCGAAGGGTGCGCCCGCAGTATAACATCGCCGGCCGCGGATGCGGCAGCGGCGACGCTAACCCGGCTCGCCGCCGTCGTCTTCGGGCAGCTCGAAATCTGGACGCCACCACAGGATTGTTTCCAGCATCCAACCGGGGGAGCCTCCGATGACGACATCGGGCTCAGGCATATACCCCCGCGTACGATATGAATTTATCGTGTCGCGGCTGACGCCGAGCCCGTCCGCAACATCGCGCATACTTAGGAATTTGACCGCCATCGGGGATCTATCCCTTGCTTGTAAATTCCGCTATCACATCGTCTTCTGCTGTTTCTAACAAGTCGGCCATTTCTACGACATGCTCAGCCATTGCGTGGTACTTGAAACCCGGGTGGGGGTTTTCGCCAGCTGTAGCCCAAGGCTTAAGATTTCGGCGAGCCTCCTTAGTGCCGATTTCGTACTCGGCGACTGCCGCAGCGCCATACCCGCGCTCGTTCAACAGCTCAGCCATTCTTTCATGAACTCGCTCGTAGAAGTCTTCAAGCGTTTGCCGTGCGCCTTCCTCTTTTTCTATTGCCTCGTCGGCCGCCTCGTCGGAGGCGTCCTCGGGCAGCAAGAGGTAAGCGTCCCACTGCTCGTCGATGCCGAGCGCTTCGGCGACCTCTTTCGTATCCTGTGCTTTTTCTTCTTCGCTGAATACGACCCACAGGACGTGGTCGTAATTGCGGATGTCTAACTTGTTTTGCACGGTTTCTTCGTCCTGCATGCTGGCTCCTTCCGGTCCTTAAATAAGTTAGGTGGAGCAGGTATAAGCGATGGACGCTTACACCTGCTCCACCACGTACGTAGTCGGTGATCCGGCATACTCCCGGACCTGATCGATGGTTAATTCCTCCCCCCGTAGCTCGGGGGGGATATTCATCGGTACTTCGGTTACGCTTTTGGCTTCTGCCGCTAGCCTCAGCGGCAGAACGCCGATCACGTCGCGCCCGGCCACATCGTCCTCGGTGGCGTGGGAAATGACCTCGACTTCGTCGTACGACACAGGGATGATTCCCTGGTTTTGGAGATACTCTGCAAATTCGTCGTGGCGAGCAGGTATGATCCCTTCCTCGCGCAAATAGTCCACAAGCGCGGGGTGGCGGGTGACGACTAGCTTACTCACTGCTCATCCTTCCTGTTGCGCTGCTCGCGCAGCCATTCGACGCTGTCGGGGCCGCCCTCGAGCGCGCCGCCCATCTCCGCGACCGAAACCTGCCCCGCCCGGTCGGGGGCGGCGTACCGGCTGTGTATATCCTCTACGGCGCGGGCGAGCTCCGGTTCCTGCTCCGGGTCGATCCGTCGCGAGACCCGGTAGGCCGCCGCCTCGATGTCTACGTCCCGCGGCGGCGGCGCCCCGCCATTGACTGCCTGGTCGTCGGTATATGGCGTCCCGAGCTCGTGGGACGCCATCACCAACCCCCAGGCCTTTTCTTGCGCAGTTTGCTCCATCTCGGTTCCTTTCGGTTGCCCCGGGCCCTCCCCGGAGCGATCGCCGGGTGCGAGACGGCTATGCCGCCTCGCACCCGCATTTGCTACATCCGTCGAACAGGATGGTCCCAGGCGCGCCCGCGTTATTCTGCCGATGGCAGAAGCAGTCGTGGTCGTCCGCCTCGGCCGGCGCGGGGGCGGGGCGGCGCTTCGGAACGCTCTTTGTCTCGCAGATCGCCTTACCGTCGCCGGTCCAGATGACCTTCGTGACGTGCGCCTCCCAGCTCTTGCCGGATTTCGTTGAAATCCGGATAAGGTCGCCGCGTTTGATGTCGTCGCTCTGCGCGAGGGCCCCCCAGTCCCCGTTGCGGAGCTTCTTGGGCCGGGCCGGTACTGGCGCGGGTGCGATGCTCATTTCCCCATCCTTCCGGTTCGTCCCCCCGTCTGTTTCTACGAACTAGTGTACACTGGCTCAGTGCAGTAGTCAACCCGCCACGGGGGTTGCACTAACTTTGCCACCCTGCTAGATTATGGGTTGTCGGCAGGGAAAGCCTCCGACAGAACCGGAAGGGGAGAGCCATGAGCAACTTCACGAGCGGCGACGACCTCGCCGAACTCATCAAAAC